CTTCTGCGCTGACAAGTGTATCATGCAGATGATTAGCGAATCAGGGCATAGGATAGGCGCGTTTCGTAAGGTAGCTAGAACCATCAAGCGGTCTGTATTCGCACTGCTCAAGTCTCGCCTGAGTCACTGGGGGCTTTTAGAATTCTGCACCATCAACCGGACTGACTTTACGTTCAAGTTTATCAATGGCTCTGAGATATGGTGCATCGGGCTGGATGACCAAGAGAAGCTCAAATCTATTGACGGGCTATCGTTTGTGTGGGTCGAGGAGGCGACAGAGTTTACTGATGATGACCTGAACCAGATTAATCTGCGTATACGTGGCGAGACTCCGGGCTATAAACAGATTGTTTATTCGTTTAACCCGATATCAATAATGCACTATCTCAAGGGTAAGTTTTTCGACAACCCGCCACAGTCCAGCACTGTAAAGGTCACGACATACCGGGACAACGAGTACATAGATGATGAGTACAAGGCAGAGCTTGAGGAGATGGCGAGGAAGTCCAAGAACTTCAAGTCAGTCTATCTCGATGGCAAATGGGGCAATCTCAAGGGGCTGATATACAGTGCCTTCTTGTTTGACGCTTACCCGGACAGCTTCGATGATGAGTGTATGGGGCTGGACTTTGGGTACAACCATCCTATGTCTTTAACGCATGTGGGGTTCAGGGACGGGGCAGACGCATACCTTGACGAGTTAATATATGAGTCAGGCATGACCACAAACGATTTAGTCAAGCGCATGGGTGAGCTCAAGGTATCGAAACATATCATAATATATTGTGATGCAGCAGAGCCAGACAGAATCGAGGAGTTGAAGCGAGCGGGTTACAACGTTGTCCCAGCATACAAGGGTCCCGGCTCAGTGGCAGCAGGGATAGACTTCTGCCAAGCCTTACGGATACACAGCAAGCCTGATAACGTAAACATAAATAACGAGGCTGTTACGTACTCATGGCGCGTAGACAAGAACGATAACCCGATGGACGAGCCAGTCAAGATTAACGATGATGCTATGGACGCTATGCGATACGCGATATATACACACATAGGCAAACCAAGCGCGGAGCTATTCAGCTTTAATCGCGCAGAGATGGGAATGTAAATGCAACTAATTCACGGTGACTGCCTAGAGAAGATGCGCGACATCCCGGACGGCTCAGTCGATATGGTGTTGACCGACCCGCCATATGGGACTACGGCTTGCAAGTGGGATTCAGTGATACCCCTTGAGCCGATGTGGGAGCATCTCAAGCGGGTTATCAAGCCTAATGGGGCTATCGTTATGACAGCGAGCCAGCCGTTTACGACTACGCTGATTAGCTCGAATATGGGGATGTTTAAGTATTGCTGGGTTTGGGACAAAGGTGTGCCTTCTGGATTCAACTATGCCCGATTCCAGCCAATGCGAAAGCATGAGGATATCGCTGTATTCTACACAAGGGCTCCAGCCTATGACAGTCAGGGCGAGAAATATGAGAAGCCAATAACATATAGTATGGCTCAAAGCGAAAGTGAGAGTTCACACATGACACACAGTAGAAAAGGCGAGAAGGTAACAGCAACACACAAAAAGAAACAATCTATTATACAGATTAAAAAGGTTCGCAGAGGAATCCACCCCACACAAAAACCTGTATCTCTAATGGAGTACCTGATAAAGACATACACCAACGAATCCGAAACAGTCCTAGACTTCACAATGGGTTCAGGCACCACAGGAGTCGCTTGTCACAATACGGGGCGCGACTTCATCGGCATCGAAATGGACAACGACTATTTTAATATAGCGAAAGAGCGCATCGAACAAGCGCAGACGGAAACAATATGCACGACTTAACACCCGAACAATACGAAGAAATCTGGCTCTCAGGCGCAGACGCTAGAGCAGACATGCAACACCGCAAGAATTACTATGACGGCAAACACGCTATCATAGGGCAAGGCAAACTCTACGCAGACGGCTCGCCTAAGTCAGAGAAGGTGTCAAACTTCGTTAAGTTTGGGATTGACTTATATACTGGCTCGATTGCAGGTACACCGTATAACATCACTGATATCGAAACGGTAGACGATACAGATGAGGGCGAGGAGGTTGTCGAGTCACCAGAGATTTACAGGACTGTTGGCACAGATAATAACTTCGATTCTTTAGACACTGGATTGCTTCGGGACGCTTTAATATACGGGCATGGGCTAGAGACTCATGAGTTTATTAACAATGAGATAGTCATTACACAGCGCGACCCGCTCGCGTGGATGGTCGTATACAACAGCGATGGAGAGAAGATAGGTGTAATCAATCGCTCAACTGTTGGAGCTGGCGCGTTTGTGGGCGATGTGATGCTCGAAGACCCGCTCGATATATTAGTTGTTTACACAGATACTCATATTATAACGTTTCATAAAAGCTCAAGTGTTAATGATGGCAAATGGTTTGAGCCAGAGCAACACCCTAGAGTTGAGCATCAATACGGGGCTGTGCCTGTGGTAGTGTTTGTGGTCAATGAGGAGATGGCAACACACATCACGGATGACCTTATCGGGCAACAGGACGAGTATAACGAGATTGACTCAGCATCGGGGGATGATATTAAATCCGATTCTGACGGTGTGCTGGCTATCAAGGGCTTTGACCTAAAGCATATACAGGAAAACTCAGAGCTAATACGCGAGAATAAATTACTTCCATTGCCTCCAGAGGGTGATGCGTTCTATATCAAGAAGGGGTCTGACGAGGTGCGTACATCTTCACGGCTGGAGCGTACACGCGAGAATATCTTTATGGGATTAATCGTCCCGGACATCGAGCAGATAGTCGGCTCCGTAGGCTCAACGTCAGGCATAGCACTGAAGCTCAAGTTTAAACCTATGGCTGATAAGGCAGCTTATATGATTGCTAATATTCGACCGGGGGTTCGTGAGCGCGTTAAGTTGATGAATACGCGATTGGGACCAACAGGCAAAGGGGCTATAGAAAACTATCAAGTCAATATCAAGTTTACGTTACCAGTCAACCGAATCGAAGAGTGGCAGAACGTAGGCGCGACCACAGGTATCGTATCGCATACTAAACAGCTCGAAATGATGAGCGATGTTGAAGACCCAGCGCAAGAGCAGAAGCGACTGGATGCAGAACAAGAGAACTCGAGGTTCATTGACCGGGGCGCAGGTACACCCGATGAGGTGGTAGCTAATAACGATGCAGAGATTCAGGCGTTAGCAGTCAATGTCCAGCCACAACTATCGACAATCATTGATGCTGTGAGTGATGCAGCAATAGCGGAAACGTTACGCAGAAGCAATGAGACACCCGCATGATGCCGATTGAGTTCACAGAGGCAGAGAAACAGGCTATCTTGGCAAGCGTAACCATACCGGGCGGTCTATACGACGAGGCTGCCTTGCTTGCTGCGCTGGGCGAGTCAATAGACTTGGACGCTTTAAAGGCTACATTGTTTACAGGCGGGGCAACACCAGAGACAACGGCAGCAGCACTCGCGAATGCAGACAGACAGGCTCGACAGATAGCCGGGAACTTAGCCAAAACTGAGCTCCAGAAGATAGCGAATAAGGTAGCTGACAACATCGCTGAGGGTAAGCGATTCGAGGGATTAGTCGGCAAGCTGGACGAGATTAAAGGGCTAGACTCTGGACGTGCTGCGACACTTGAGAAGCTGAAGCGGGATTTAATTGACAGAGGCGTTACGGGTCAAGAGTTAGTCGATAGAGTTGAGAAGGCTAGGGCTAAGCTGTTGCGCGACCGTAAAAAAACGATAGCAGTAACTGAGCAACGATTCGCGACAGAGAGCGGGGCTCAGGAACTAGCAAAAATACGAGGGGCGAAGTTTAAACGATGGATTACGGCTAACGATGAGCGGGTATCAGAAATGGATGAAGCGAATCAGGCTGAGGGCTGGATAGCCTTTGATGAAACGTTTAGCTCTGGCGATGATGTACCGCCTAGCCATCCGAATTGCAGGTGTACAGTGACATACAGAAATAATCCTCCCAGCGAGCTAGATGAGGCTAGAGTCGATGCAAGGATTCAATCAACAGCGGAGGCGACAGGTTCAGCAGATGGGTGATTATCAGTTATACATAGCTTTGGGCGCGGTGGTAAGCAATATAGCTACAGTGTTCGGGGGTATGCGGATTATATGGGCTAGAATGAATAAATTTGAGGACAAGTTTGACCGTAAACTCAACAATGGTATCAGGAGCGATATCAACAAAATCAATATCTCTATAGCGGAGATTAGGCGCGATATAAAGAACGCTTGAGCAATCCACTTGAATGCTTAAAGCACTTTGTGGTATAAAGTATGTACAACACGACCGGGGGGTCGGACGGGGCTATATTATTCCAGCATATCAGAGTACCAGATACAACAATGCTGATTCAAGCCTCAACACAAAATAAGAGGAGCAGAGAATAGTTATGTCAGAAGAGGAAACGCAGACAGAAACGGAAGAGCCAACGCAGGACGGGGGCGAAACGGGTCAAGACGCTGACACTAAAGATGGCGAAAAGCAAGAAGCGGTTATCACTCAAGCTGAGGTTGACCGTAGGATATCGGCTGGTATTAAGGCTGGCATTCAATCGTATGAGGATAAGCAGAATCAGAAGATTGAGCAGGACAAGAAAATCCAACAGATAACCGATGGGAAGTTTGAGGAGCTGTATAAAGAGACTCAAGCCCAAAACGATGCGCTAAAAGCATCCATCGAATCTAAAGAATTTAAGTCTGAGGCTCAAGACGCATTAATCAAGCTCGATATGGGTCACTTATCTGATGCTATTATCCCAAACGCAAAAACAATCAATGACGTTTTATCGGCTGCTGAGGTATTAAAAAACACCATAACAGAAGAGGCAAGCAAACAAGCTAATGCCCTGCTGGATACTGGTAAACCCAGAGTGCCGACAAAAGAACACAAAACACGAGAGCTAGTGCCGGGTAATCTCAACAAAACAGATTTTGATGAGTACAAGGCTAAGAATGGCTTAGTGTAAGAAAGCTAAAACAACATGGCAGATGAAACAACCACCACCACACTGACGGAGTTAATTCAAACGTCAATCAACCAAGCGCGAGTAACTGAGTATATCGGTGTTGACCTTTCGACACTTGTAGTTAATCGACCGCTTGAAGAAGGTAAAGGCTCCGTGTCTTTCCCTATTTACGACAAGCAATCTATGGCATCCGTAGCAGAGGGTACAGACCTTGCTAACACGGCATTCCAGACGACCGATGTAGAGATTACACCGGGCGAAAAAGGCTTGATGACAACCCTGACTCGACTGGCTAAACGTAGAGCTAAAGGTCAGACAGCAGTTGACATCGGGCGCGTTATGGGCGAAGCATACGCAGAGATTAAGAATACAGAAATCTATGCGCTGTTCGATGGCTTCTCACAGGCTCTAGGCACAACCAATGTCGACATCACAGAGGCATTGATTCAAGAAGCTGTAGCACTATTACGGGCTGCTGGTGCTCCGACTCCATATTACTTGCCTGTAACCGCATACGTATATCAAGATTTGCTTGGCTTGTATAGCAATAACGATAAAAGTATTGCCGAAAGCATCATGCAAAACGCACAGGTAAACGGCATCCTTCCAATGATTCACGGTGTGATACCTGTATTTATCCAGCTTCCCGCTGGTACTGGTACGGGACAACAGGAAGAGCCAGACACCAAGACTGCTATCTTCTCTGGTCAAGCTATCGGGTTTGTCAATGAGTTTGACTTCGATATTGCTAATCAGGCTGATGAGTCATTGCGAGCCGATGAGCTCGTAGCTGTAAGCTCGTTTGGTGTAGGCGAAATCAAAGACACATGGGGCGTAGAGCTCTTAGTTGATAACAAAGACTAATAACCAAATACGGGGAGGGCTTCGGCTCTCCCCAGTACGGAGGAAACATGGCAAAGAGAGACCCGCTATTAGAATACATGGACATTCAGGGACCTAACGGCTCGAAGATTGAGACTATGACAGTAAAGTTGTACGCACCAGAGGGTCATATATTCGCTATGCCACACGGTGGCTCAGCTTTACGGTATGTCGCAAAAGGATACGAGATACACTCAACACCTGAATGGGAAGAAAAACACAAAGAGTATTTAAAGATACAGGCTGACTCATTGAGATTGTCCAAACTTCAGGGCGAAATCAAGAACCGTAAGAAGGCTATCGAGGCTCAAGAAAAGCTCAACGATGACTATGCTGAACTTGAGAAACTTGATGTAGAACTCAAGGCTAAAGAGGATACTTTGAACGGGGTTGAGCCTGTGAAGGTAGCAGAGAAACCAAAGGCAAAGGCTAAAGCAAAGGCATAACATGGCGGTGATAGGTTTAAGCTCAAGCAAAATTGACAGCATCCTCACAGATGTACAGTTGAATCCTGAAATCGGGGTTGATGACTCCGAGTTCGTGCGTAGTGTTATTAGCAGAGCAGCACGTTTCTTGATATCGCAGGTTCATCTTGATAGATATCCTGAGCTCTCACAAGGCTACAGCGAGTCAGGCGTAAGCGCATCAACGGACATTTCATCTGTTGCAACAAATGAGATTCTGGTTTCTATCGATGGCGATAACTTCCAGACTATCACGTTGACGCTTACCGGGCTAACGTCCGGTGCTGCTATTGCTACAGAGTTACAGGCACAGATTCGAGCCATAGGGACTGGCTCATACAAATTTGTGACAGTGACTTTTGATTCAGTAAATACTAAATATACAATATCGTCACCGAGTTACGGAGAAACATCTTCCGTATTTGTCTCGTATGATACTGAGTTAGAACACGTAGCAGTTGAGCTTAAACTATCACCCGATTTTGGCGGTACAGAATTCTCTGGGGGCGATGGGTTGCCTGAGTATGATGATATGGTTATAGCACTGGTAACACATTGGTATAATCGAGTAGGTGTCGAGGGTATGCGTTCACATAGCGTCCCGGGCTCAGGTAGCTATACAGAGTTCGATATCGACCCGCAAGTGCATTCATTTATTCAAGACAACAGGCGATTGATTTACTAATGGCACCACGTCCACATATGCGAGATGCTGTAGAAATCGGAACGCTTGACGACTTCACTACCGGACCCGAACCATCGGAGGTCTGGAGTTATCGTCCTGCCGTTCGGTGTAGATTCATAAAGAAATCGACCAGCGAGATTATAGATGGTGAGCGTACACATTTAACATTCATTGAGATTCACTTACCAGCAGATGTAGAGGTGAATAACAATAGCTCATTCAAACTCACGAAGCGCAACAGGTCTACACTTGCGGTGCCTGAGTTTTACGCTATAGATGGCGACCCGTGGTACACAGAGGATAACAAGACTATCGTTTGTACATGCCAGAACGTCCCAGTAGGGATGCGCGATGCCGATTAAGATAACGGACAATACTAAAGATGTACTACGCAAGGTACATGGCTTAACCAATGATGGCAAGAGAGACTTTGCACAGAAGGTTAAAGACATAGCGAAAGAAGAGTCTCCGAACGTAACGGGCAATAATGCGTCAGAGATTGAATTTGACGAGCCTAAAGAGGGTTCATTTAGAGTATTCACGCAGTCTAATTATGGTGGATACCTTGAGTTTGGGACATCGAGAATGGCAGCACAACCATACTTTAGACCAGCCATCAATATTGCTATATCTGAGTTTCAAGACGAGGGCAAGTGGGGCGAATGATAGACCGAATCCAAATCATACACGAGGCACTGACAACAGCATCCCCACTGGCTACAGCGATTGGGAGTCGGGCGTATTCACCCATAGCGCATAAATCATGGGACGCATCACAGAAGGCTATAGTCTACCATCAAGAAGCAGGGACATCGCATCAAACAGGCGCAACGCTCACCGGGACATACATCTTTAAGCTGTACGGTGGCGACGACACATACACATCAAGCAGAACTTTATTTGGTCTTCTATACGACAGATTACAGATGATGACCGAAACGTTCACATCAGGAACAATTATATCCGCGAAGCTCGAAAGCGACCTTCCACTACCAATTGAGGCGGATACAAAAGCGAAGCCATACATGGCTCGATTCTCGATTCAGTTCGAGGGATAAGGATACACAATGGCAGGAACAAGTATTGTAAGCAGGATTGGGATTCACGCAACGGCTGAGACAGCACTACCAACATTGCCAGCAGCACCGGGCTCGAATGTTGCGGTTGCATCTTGGAGTTCAGCAGGTTTCGAGACAATCAACTCCAGAAATCTGCATTCAGATGACTATGACACGGATATCGAGACGTTTCAATGGAACGTAGAAGAGCATGTGCATGAAACAGTAGCACCGATTAGCGACGGTGTGGACGATGTAATCTTGCTAGGGCGTAGGCTTGAGGATTTAGAAATCAAGCTATACGACATTGACGAAGGGTTGCTGACTTTGGGCTCTGATATCTCAGTCACATCGAACGTAGCAACATGGGCAAGCACATTCACAAACAGGACTGTAGGTATTGAAATCAATAATACTGCTATGTTCCAGTTCCCAAAATCAGTGATTCGATTCACTAATATCGAGATGGGACCGGACGAGGGACAAGTTGCAAGGGCTACGATGATGATTAAGCCTTTGAATGTTTCCGGTAAACCCGGTGGCTGGGACTTAGAGTGGTATTAATTTAAACGCTTGGAGGAGCATTAATGAATACAGAGAGAACAGACGCGCAAATCTTAGACGGGTCGCCTGTAGTAACTAAGTTTAACGGCAAAAAGTATGTCTGGCATCAAAAGCCTAGACGCGAACAGCGCAAGATTAGAACAGAGCTGTTGAAGATTGCCGGGATGTTATTTTCGATAGATGGCATGGGTGACATAGACAAAGCTATGTGTTCACTAGTATCTGTTAATGCAATCCTTGATTTTTGCGAGGACAACAACCCGGATATGCTTTCAGATATAGACGAAATAGAAACCTATATCAAGACATCGGGCGCTCATAGTTTTGTTGAGTTGTTGCAAGATGTGTATATGGTTCTGTATCAAGAATGGTTAGACCCGTGGCTGTCTGGAGACCCTGAAACAAAAAAAAAGAATCTAACCGAAGTAAACACGGAGAATCTGAGCTCTATGAAGTAGTCATGAAAGTCTGGGGCATCTCGTTTAAGGAAATAGAGAACGAGTGGACTGACGATGAATTCTTTATGCACACAGACAGGTTAGTGGACAGGATAGAACGTGAAAATAAAACCAATAAAGATGCTAAAAAAAGGGGCGGGGAAACTTCTAAACCTGGCAGCAGCGACAGTCGAACATCCCTTAACACAAAGGATTTTATGGCTTCTTTACCTAAAAAAGCAGGGTCGTAAATAATGGCTATTAATGCTGGTGATATAGTCTGGTTCATAGACGCTGATACAGGTGGTTTAGATGCCGGGGTTAAAAAGTCTCTGCAATCAGCTAAACGATTGGGCGTAGGATTAACCGCTGTTGGTGCTGCGGGTGCCGCTGCTCTTACAGGTTTAGTCTCAAAGGCTCAGGGCTTCTCAAAGTCTATGGCTGAGGTCAACACACTAGGAGTGAAAGACCTTGAAGGGCTGGGCGATGCGGTCAAGGATGTTGCTGGAGAATTTGCACTTGACTTGACGGATTCAGTAAAGGGTGCATATCAAGCCATATCGTCTGGGGCATCTGAGGCAGAAACACCATTAGTATTAGAGTCTGCTGCTAGGGCTGCTACTGCTGGCATTACAGACTTAACCACATCTATTGAGTTGGGTACTGGTGTCGCTAATGCCTTCGGAAAGTCTATGGCTGACATAGACTCTGTTTTCGATGAGGCTTTCATAGCTGTAAAGGGTGGCGTTACCACCTTTGAAGAGCTTGGTGCATCTGTCGGTAAGTTATCACCCCTATTTTCATCTGTTGGATTATCTAGCGGTGAAATGTTTGCTTCTATCGCTGCATTAACAAAGGGTGGTCTAGCAACAGCCGAAGCGGTAACAGGCATGAAGGCTGCATTGACTGGTATAATTAAACCATCAGCGGATGTGGCTCAGTTTATGAAAGAGAATAAAACTGTTGCGGATGAGCTTGGATTCTCTTTTGATGTCGCAGGTTTAAAGTCTCAAGGGCTTGGCGTATGGATGCAGAATTTGCAAACGCTGACTGGTGGAAACATCGAGACAATGGCTGGGCTGTTTGGTTCTGTTGAGGGATTGGCAGCGGTACTCGCATTAACAGGCGAACAGGCTGGCTCGTTCAATGAACTACTGTTACAGATGAAGGATTCCACAGGAGCATCAAAAGAAGCATTCGACGCTTTTGTGGCTGCGAATCCCGGCTTCGTGTTTGAACAACTAAAATCTCAAATGTCGGTACTGGCTGTAGAGTTAGGTACAGCATTACTTCCAAGCATTATAGAATTAGCGGAAACAATTAAGCCGATGGTGAAACAGTTAATCGCATGGATTAAACAGAATCCAGAAGCGACAAAAGGGTTGATTAAATTGGCAGCAGCTATCACAGCTACGTTGCTTGTGATTGGTCCGCTGCTGATTGCTCTACCCGCTATCGGCTCTGTGCTGGCTGCTCTCCCCGCCATATTATCTGCTGTTGGTGCTGCTTTTGTTTTCTTTACGGGTCCGGTGGGCTGGCTGGTGGCAGCTATAATCGCAGCAGCAGCATTAATAGTGGCAAATTGGGATTTTGTAAAACAGAGAACAATTGCTATATTCACAGCAACAAGTAATTTTATAGGTAGAATTATTGACCGAATACAAGACAGGATAGGCGGGTTTATAGAGCGCGTCAAGCAAGCTATAGAGTTTGCCATAAAACTAGCTAAAGCTATTGGCGAATCTGTAGGTTTACCCGGATTCGCTTCGGGTGGTGTAGTAGGATACGCCACAGGCGGTGTCGTAGGTGGACACAATATGGTCATGGTAGGAGAGCGCGGACCAGAACTGGCTGCACTTCCATCGGGGACAAGAATTATGTCTAATACATCAATGAGAAGCCTTGCAGCAAACCCAGACCGAATAGCTGGAGGTGGGGGCGGTAGCTTCGCACCTGTAATCAATGTTAGCGTAGATGGCTCATTAACGGGAAGCGAGATTGTGGACAAAATCAAAACACCACTATTGCAGATGATGACAGGCGAGCTTAGACAGGCGATGCGCTAATGAGTAAATCTTTTACATGGGATGGCAACGACTTATCGCTTTACGGGTTGCACGTAAGTGAGTATTCTATCCCTGAGATGGGGGCTATCAGGTCAAGCGTACACAGTGCCGTTTTTGGCGATTCTTTGTTTACATCAACCAATCACACTACACAGCAGATAACTATTCGTTGTGAGGTCATAGGGGGCTCCAGAATCGACCTGAGTGAGAAGATGTCATCTGTTCTAGGGATTCTAAACCCGATACTAGCAGATAAACCTTTTACCTTCCCAGACTTTCCAGATAAGCGTTTTGTCGGGCGTGTGGTATCTATCACGCCCCCAGAGGTCAAGGGAGAACTAGGGCGAGTGTTTACGGTTGAGGTTGTGGCTATGGCGCATAAGCAGGACTTGGAAGAGGTGAACGATTCAGTAGCAATCATAGCGACACCAGAGACATATACAATCCCCGCTATATCGGGCAATATGAGCCGAATTCCGGTAGTTTTATATCTTAGGAATAGTACGGTATCCCCACACATATTATCGCCTATAACGATTGAGAACACGACCACAAACGAGACAATGGTTGTTACACCTACGGTATCACAGGGTAAATCTATCCGCTTTGGTGAACTCGACAGTAATGGTAGATATACGGAGTCTATAGGTGTATCGGGTGGAACCGAGGCTATACCATCCAACAACACATACAACGACAGTATAGCATCATATACATCGGGCGACTGGATACGATTAAAGGGCGGTGTAGACAATTCTATAATGGTCACAGGGTTTGTAAGTAACGGTGTATTTGAATGGGCTTATAGAGGAAAACATTTTTAATGGCTACAGTAGAATTTCCAGAGATATTTAACAACGGGTTGACGCTCCTAAACGGAGCAATCAGTGACTCTACAACTACGGTTGTAGTTGATTCAGCACTTGCACTGGGACTTGACAACTCAACCACGGATGCGTATGTAACAATTATCGCTCCGTCAACGTTTGGGTTTAACCCATTCCTTACACCTGAAACATTAGAGGTTGTGCAGGTAACGGCTGTATCGAGCAACACATTAACCGTGACAAGGGGAGTTGATGGGACAACAGGCGTAGCATTCGGGGATAATGCTTATGTTATGACTCGAAACAATGCAGCGACTCTGGAGCGGGTTTATGATGCGCTTACAGACGGGACAGACAGCCTAAACATAGACTCTATCCTTATCGGGGGTGATTCAACAGTAAGCGGCGACAGGCTTTTAAGCGCGACTGGTGTAGATAAAACATGGTCAACGTATATATCAGCATCGGGGATATCTCTAGCATCGACAAACCCAGCTGGGGCTTTAGCTGTTCAGGTTATGTCTGCGGGTGATACTGAGATAGCCATGATACCATTTGACCAGTCATCGAATGAGTTTGTCACAACAGCATTTATTATGCCAGATGATTACGATGGCTCAAGCATGACCATAGAGTTATACTGGACAGCATTGTCAGGTACCGGGGCTGTTGATTGGTCGTTTTGGATTAGAGGGTTTACACATGACGATGATTTAACATCCACGCACGGATTCAATGCCTTCTCGACATCCACTTTGACCGCAGCAAACGACTTACAAATAACATCTACAACCAAAACGATAGGGGGTAGCGTTGTTGGTGGAGAGCTTATCACATTATTACTACAACGGGCTGCATCGGCTGGTAGTGATACTTTAAACGCAGACGCACAATTAATCGGTATTAAACTTAGTTACACATAGAGGAGACATTATGGCAGTTGTAGTAAATATAGACAATCTTTATGGCGCACTTTCACTACACAGGGACGCGACAGATTCTCTTATGGCAGCACTGGCAAGACAAAGCAAGGCAAGACGCGAGCTTGATGTAGACACATTAACACCTGAAGAGAAAAGCGTACTTCTTGATATAGCTCAAAAGAAGCTAGACAAGATGAATGTCTCAAAGTATGCCCAAACAGACGCAGAGGCGAGGCGAATATTTGCCAACCCCGACCCAGAGCCAGACCCAGTAGACCCAGACGAGCGGTAGTCTATGTTTAATTCCGCCATGTTTAACGAGTCTCCGTTTAATGGTACAGCTACAATTGAACAGGCTCGCACCTACTCCCCAGACCAGCCGTATGTATTACACTTACGCGATGATTCTGGCGTGTTCTTGGGCAAGGTTACTGGCTGGACATCGGGCAAGTGGGATGACAAGGTAAACGCTCCGGGTGTACTCAAAATACAAATGCCACTCGATGCGACTATGGTGCAGGACAATCTATTTGTAAACCCGAATCGAATCTGGGTACACGACAACACTATCAGGCTGGTCAAGCAATTTGTAATCGTTAAGACCACAGCGAACGTAGTCAACGGCACATATGATATTGAGTGCGCTGGATTAATGTATCTGCTGGCTCAGGACTACGCACCAATCAGGGACGCAGTAGAACAAATATCGCTTGTAGGTGACAGGCTCAGGGAGTTGCTCGACTATCAAATAAGCGACAACCCAATCACTATGGGCTATGTCAATCCCGGCATTTACAACCTACCACATACAACAGGTGTCTCAACAGATAAATCCATCATGGGTGCCATCATAGGCATGTGGAAACAGGTGGGCGGTGTGATGTCTATCGACCCAGAGGGGCGGTTTTCATGGGACGTTGATAGCGCAGGAACGGCAAAATATGTGTTGAGCTTAAACGAGGATATCGAGTCTTACAGTTATGTTGTTGATACAGATAATATAATTAATCGGGTTCATGCCTTCGGGAATATTCAAGACAACGGGACAACGCACGAGCGACCGCAGTTGCCCGGACCATTCTACGTAGAGGATACAGACTCACAAGCAATCTATGGGATTCGCAGACAACGATTCTCGTTTAATATCGAATCTGATTCTGAGTTGTTGGGTTATGCAAACAAGATTCTGGCTAAATTCAAAGACCCAGTTATCAAGCGAAACATAGGGGCGATAGATTTAGCGCGAGCTCAGTTCGACCCAGACGACCCAGTGACTCCACATCCTGAGTATATATTTGCAGGGGCAAAGATTAAGATTAATCCACCGGGCAACATTCCGGGCGATGGTTTATTCAACACACTGATTCTGTCTGTATCCAGAGATTTAGCCGACCCGCTGGCTGTCAAGATTCATGTAGGCGAGATTGACACATCGAGCGCGAAGGCAAAGAAAACATCAAACGATGGCTCTGAGTTCTTCGATATCATAGCCGATGCTTTTGAGGATGCAGATGAAGCATTAGAAATATCGCATGAGCAGGACGAGGACTTGTGGGCGTTTGTTGATACACTCACCACACCATCTGACGACGATGATGACATACAACCAGTCGGAGCATCTAACGAGGCTGGCGGGGCAATCAATCAGGCTGCATTTATCGACCATGAACACGATGGTATCATAAAGGTTTGGGATGCTACGAATGAGGAAGTTGCCGACTTAGGCACACCTGATGGCATTGCTATGGGCTGGCTAGACGATGGGGCGGGTGTCAATGAGGGGGCTTATATATTCCCGGCTGACGGCTCCAGTAATGATGATTGGAAAAAGGTTCTATCTGTTATTTTTGATGATACATGGACGGAAAAGTCAGAGCTAGGAATACCCAACGGCTCAGCGTTTGGTTATATCGCAGCAGGTGAGGACGACTCTGGCTGGTGGATATTCCCACCTGATGGAACAACAAACGATGACTGGCTACCATTGCCAGCTTATAACTAATGGCTGTAGGCGATAGAATAACAGGGGCGAGAACTACGGAGTTCATGCGTAGGATTAATGCGCTTGAATCTCACCCTAGAGCAACAGATGACCCGTATGACGTAAAAGGCGAACCGTCCGGGCATTTTGATATAAACCCCCCTATGGATATAGACTCTAATGGCGATATAGTTGTTGGTGGTCTTAATTTAGGTATAAAGGCGCATATTTACGATAGAGAGACACTCAACGTTATAGATATTTATGATACATATCCCGGAAGCGAGACTAAATTTCCCGGCAATATACACGTATTAGGGACAGATATCTATTCTTTTTTTGGTTCTGTTTCTTCTGAATCAAAATATAAATATACAAGGTCAACAGATACATGGGCTGAGTTGACAAGCGCAGACGCTGACTTTTTGCCCGGTCCGGGCGGTAACTGGATGCAACAATTTGATGGAGAATGGTATCAAATAGTATCAGTTGACGAGATAGAGGTATTTAATACATCGGGTGTTTCTCAATCGGTAATAACATTAGATGAACCACCAGAAGACCATGACGTATCATGGTATGTTGTTCACTTTGATTTTGACGATGATGATAATTTAGTTGTCATCACAAGTAATGTGCATGGGATTGGCGAGGTCGAGAAGTTTTGGGTTAATAGATACGATACAAGCGGAAATGTATTAACGGGCACAATGACCGGGGGCGCAGATGCTGTCGAGATAGACAGCCATAATGCGGGGAGGGTTAGGGTTGTAGCCAATAGAGATGATGGGTTATTTGCTATTGCAAACATAGGAGCCGATGATGACTCACCAAACCTTAGAAGCTATGACAAAGATGGAAACGAGAGAGCAGATAGTATAGGCGCGACCACTGGGGATATTGTAGGGATTAGGTATTATAATGATGAGATATATGTTATTGATAGAACAAGCTCTGGTGCTGGCTCTAAATCCACACTAAGTATATTTGATAAAGATGGTGTGTTGCAGATATCCACTATAATGTTTGGGGATTTTACACAACCAACGCAAACAACATTTTATAGATACCCTAGATATGACAGCGAAACAGGCAAGGTATCGCTAGGAACACCGGACGGGGGAACGTCAGTGCCAGCACTAACAGGGCTTGACGGGTTTAGACCGCATTCATTTGAGCTTAGAGACATGCGCGACACGCTAGAATTAGAAGCAGTGCAATGGGGCAGAGAGGTTGATTCAGGCGAAACCACAAGCACAACAGCGAACAAACTGGTCGATTCCACACAGAATTTCACAAGCACTATACTTGTCGGTGATATTGTTACCAACACCACAGACGGCACCAAAGCATCAGTTACAGCTATTGATAGCGATACAACACTATCTATAGATGATAACATAATGGTATCTGGAGATGATTATAGGATAGTCTCAAAATATACGACAAGCGCAGGTTCAAGCAATATATTTAGAAACGCTATTGATTCAGGGCAAGATGACTGGACGACAGTAACAGTAGATGCAGGTGATAGAATCAGGGATGACCATTACAGCGACATTGATTCTGTATTAACAGAGCTTGAGGCTGCCGAATTAATGGCTTAACTTGAATGCGTCAAGCCATATGTGTATACTGAAGTCCACAGGGAGCAGGGCATATGGCAGAGTTTATAAAGCATGACGATGAGAAGAGGCGATATGACCTTCTGCCATACGATGCACTTGAGGAAATCATCAAAGTGTTAGAGTATGGGGCTATCAAGTACGATGACAACAACTGGTGCAGGGGCTGTGTCTGGTCGCGTTATTTCTCCGCATGTATGAGGCATATGACCGCATGGTGGATGGGCGAGTCGGTTGATGCTGAAACGGGACTATCACATCTGGCACACGCTGGATGCTGTATACTTTTTTTATTGGGTTTTGAGTTG